TTTTATTTCCTGACATTTATTTCTTCAAGTTTTTTTGTTTCCTTATTCCATTGTAATATTTTGTTTTTGCCGTCTATTATTGTTTCGTAATATTCTTTATCAACCATAATTTCTGGTGTTGGATTAGTTGGTACTGGCTTTGGATTGAAATAGATTTTTTTAGACATGTAATCTATATTTTCTTCCAAATCTTTAAATGCTTGTGTACCTTCCTCACCACTCCAATCTATTCCTACGGTTGATTTCATCGCATCCGAAATCATATCGGATTTAAACTCTTTGAATGATTTGTCTTTTGATGAGAAGTATAAATCTATTGCATCGGAAAAGGATGTTTCTGAATCTTCAAATTTTTCTTTTGCTATCCATTTAAGTGTTGAAACCAATGCTGGGTCTTTTATTCCTGAAATATTTAATAATTCAGATTCCATTTGTTGTTTATTTATATTACCCTCTTTATAATCATGAACAACTCTACCTGTTTGAGATAACGGTCCTTTATCAGTAAATCTTTTATACTCTGATTCTACTGTCCATGTATCTCCACCATCTTCACTTATTTCATATCGTTCCCATTGTTCCCCATCTTTTCTAAATGGAACTTTTCTTTCTTTGTATTTAATTTTATTTCCTTCGTGAATTATTTCTGTTGTTCCTTTAATCTTGTCAAGTTTAATTATATCTCCCATGTCGTTTGTCATATAATCAGTTGTTGCTAATTCTGCTTGTAAAAAATCTTTTTCCCCTTGTCTTATACCTGCTGCACCAGCTCCCATCACTTCACCCATTGTGGGTGCTACTTGTCTTTTACCTGTGAGCGGTCCTAACTGCTCTATCATACCTAAACGAATATTACTCATGCGGGGATCGGAACTTAAAAGCGAACTCTGTAATTTATCCTTAAAAGATTCTGTTATTAATCCCATTACGCAACCGCTCCTAGTAACGCACCACCTAATGCCCAGTAAGGATTAGCTGCTTGTCCAGCTCCAGCCATCATACTTCCCATTTGTGCTCCCATCAATCCACCTTGAAGCAATCCTGCTCCTACATTTCTTTCAAGAGGCATGATTTTCTCACCTGTTTGTCCATACGAACCACCAGTTGATCCCTGAAAGGCTCTTAACTTTTCATAAGGCAGTTGTTGTTGATATTGGTATCTGTTCATCGCATCGGCTAATGCCGCTTGCTGCAGTCCTTCTCTTTGTTGTCCCACTTGTTGCAACATACCGATGTCCTGATAATCAGCTTGTGCGAGTTGTGGTGCTTGGAATAGGACATTCTGCATGTTCTGTCGCTCTGCCGCATATTGAGGGGCATAGACTTGGTTGGCTAAATTTCCTAACTCTCTTGCGAGCACGGCTTGGTTCGCACCGCTCCCGTATCGTCCTGCTTTAGAAAATTCAGACTGTACGCCTGCGGTTACATCACCTGCCATTTGGTTGTATAGTCCCTGTAAATAAGGATTGGTATTGGGCGATAGATATTGTCCTTGTGCTTGTTTGAGTAATTCGGCTTGGGATTGTTGCAGTAAAGGGGAACCTGCCGTTGCTCGTTGTTCTGCCGCAGTTAGGGCGGTTTGTGTCTGTGGAGAGAATCCTACATAGGTCTGACCTGGAAAATAACTTGGTCCTGGTTGCCCGTATAATGATTCTGCTCTCTCAAATCCTTTTGTCAGATAGGGCTGTTGCGTTGCCCACGGTTCAATGTTCTGAACTGATCTTGCTTCTCCTGCTCCTTTACTCATAAATTTTCCTTAACTAATACTATGTGTTTGGGCGTATAATCCTTGAGCCATCTTGACCACCCCTTGCGGCCAACTAATTCTATGCGATGGCATTTATTAAGTTTTGCCCATTGTTCAATTTCATTTTTAATTTTTTTAAACCAGCTTTTCATGTTATCTCCTCCTGCGAGAAAATACCGACAAGCCCGTTTCTGCGGATAGTCCACTATTTCTGTAACAATGGCTGCTTCCACTTTTTCTTTTTTCTTGCTCCAACTAATCCATAGTTGCATCTTGCCGTTAATCAGACTGTTGAGAACATCCTGGGAGGTGTAGGCATAGCCGTCCATCTCCAATGGTTTTTCCAAATGTTTTTCAACCTGCTTCCATAAGGGTCCAATATGGTCTATGGGAACAAAGGATATTTCACTATCCGATGATGATGTAGGCGAAGTTTTGGTCTGTGTTTGCACTTGAGGCATGTGTTAAAGTAGCACTCCCATTCGCTCTAGCCGATACATACAAGTTAGCTCTGGCTGTTGCTCCGTTTGCCGTAATCGGCATGAACAAAATAACACTATTGCCACCTATTCTTGCATCGGTTAAAGTAGTTGTCGTTGAACTCGCTGTTAAAGTTACCGTTCCTGTGGAGTTCAGTTTCCCAGAAATGGTGTTGTTCAGATAAACACTTACGATACGCAAATGCTCGTCATTGTCTGGTAAGTATAAGGGTGCTAATGGATATTGATTAACAGCCATTACACAGACGCTACATAAATATCCAAATCTACTGTTTGAGCCGAAGTAATGGATTGTCCTTTAACCGAAGTTAAATCAGCCACACTTGGAGCGGATACCGTTCCACTTGCTACTGCATCCAACATCGAGGAAGCTCCGCTTACAATAAGGGATTTTCCTGCATCCACTACTATCCAAGCGTTCTCCGCAGCTCCTGTAAGATTGATATATGCTCCGTAAGTATCATCCTTGTTGGTGATACGAATATATTTAACATCGCCTGTAATGAATTGTCCTGCACCTGCCACGGTACTGAAATCCATTAATGCTATTGTTGAGTTGTCGCTTGGCAGCGTAACAATGCGGTGAGAAATCTCGTTAATGCTAGAGATGGAAATAATGTTTTCATTTCCCTGGTCTATGTTATTTAATAAAATTTCTTCCTTGATTGTAACCTTTAAGGTTGCTGCTGTAATTGTTGTTGCCATTATCGTAATCCTTCTGGTCTAGCGGATACATCCACGCCCTTGAGGGTGGTGAATGATCCTGTTGATGTGCATCGCAAACGATGAAAACGGCTTGTTGACCGTATCGGTGTTGTTCCTGTATCTGTCATGCTGACTGCTGTTCCTACTGTTTGGCCATCTGCCTGACTTGATCTTGTAATTGGTGTTACGGTTGTTGTTCCTCCGTCAATAATCGGTGTTGCCGATGTAAGTGTGGAACGCCTTCCTTTTGCTCCTTCAAATTCTGTTGTGTCTATGGTTGCCGTGGCATTAGTTCCAGCCAGTTTTCCAAACTTATGAGAACCATTGAAACCACCTATGCCAATATCGCCATCCAACCAAGCCCATGAATCCAGGGAATAAGGAAGTGAATCCAAATCCGTTGAAATTTCATCGAGGGCATCCAAGGAAAAGGCTTCTTGAGCTGATGTATTCATAAACTCAAAGTCAATTTCCCCTGTGGACCAACGATCCAAACTGTAATTGTAAATCATTAGTTTGTTATTGGTGGAACCGTCAAACCCTTCTCCTGCATAACTCCACATAACTGTGGTGTTCTTCGGATCAATCGCTGCACAAATTCCGTCTAGTTTTGCTCCAATCAAATCATTGAAGAAATACTTGTTAACCTTGTTCGCTCCGATAGGCTTCACATTGATACCATCAAACATATAGAAACCGTCATCAGATAAAAAGAAAACCAATCGTCCCCAAGCTGTTATGCTTCGAGGTGCGAAACTTCCCAGATTATCAGCCGCCTTGTCAAACTGAAAGACCAGAGGAGTACCCACATAAGTACCACGAATGATACTTCGTTCTGTGATGATGGTGAGGTATTCTCCTCCGATCAATCCTGTAATCGGACCTACTGCTGAAACTAAATCTTGAAAATCGGATTGGGATGATTGTCCTCCATCTTCCCATGTAGCCGTATCATTCAACCCACTCCAACGAACACGCTGTTTGTTAACAGTATATTGCTGTAGCTTATGGGTTTCTGATCCGCCTGTTGCCGATAAAGTGATTACTGTTCCTGCAATAGCGTTAGCTCGGGAGGTTGCTAATTTTATTGTATCGGCATCTATCTTAATAACATAGTAGACAGAGCCGTCAGTCAAATTCGTTAAACTTGTATTACCATTATTGTCATAGACAACTGTATAGCCTGTGAGCCATCCATGTGCGGTAATGGTTATTTCATTACTTGAAATAGCACTTGAATCAAAATTCTTTGCTGTTTGAAACTCCTTCGTAAAGCCTGTCATGATAAAGTCTTTAACCGTAGCCATGTATTTGGCTTGTGGTGCTGTTCCTGTTGTTGTTGTAATATTGGCAAACAAGGAAGAATTATCCAAGTCAAACTGCTGAATGGGATTTACATAATTTGTTGCAAAAACATTAGAGCCAAATTGTGTAAAGCTCCAATAAGTTCTGTCGTTTTCTGTATCAAGCCCGTTATAGCCTGCCGCTATGGAAACATTCGACCAGGTTTGATCTGACGCATATTTATATAGTTTTGCCTTATCCCCAGAAAATAATGTTGTATCTGTTTTACCATTTTCATCAATGGCAAAGGAAGTGAATAGTCCTCTTGCCTCATTTGTAAGAGCATCGCTTCTTGACGCAAAGTTCGGTAACGCCCTGTAGCCATCAGAGTTCGGTATGACATTATTCGCCTTGGTTGCCCCTCCACTCATGAACGGGTTGGCATCTGGAATATAATCGCCAAAAGGAATCATTACGCAGTTACATTAGTTTGCGGCCAACTTCTTGCTTTGGCAAATGCTCCCGATGGTGTCATTTGTAACGGGGAACCAGAATGTTTTTCTTTTGCATCGCCATCTTCCGCATTACGAACAGCCGTCTGATACATTTCTGCCCATACGGGTAATCGTTCATCGGCCATGATGAAAGGTTGTGCCTCTAATAGGCAACCATATAAATATAAATCAGGATAATCTTTTAGAATTTCATTGGTAGCATTGGTTGAACTTAACCCTTGCACTTTCTTGTAGTAGCACATTTCTATTTCGCTGCTATCCGATGGTGTTGGTCCCAACATAATATTATCACCAAGAATGGTGTAGTAAATGGGACCTGCATTTCCCTGGCTGTTATAAATCCTGCTAATTTCATTAGGGGACATATATTGAATAAAATTTTTATTTCCTGAATTGAGTTGAATATAGACAAATTGCAGATAATCGCTGGGCAGAGGAATCTTATTGTTTCCCCCTGTTGCATTGGTTGTGGTAATAATAATGGTTGGTCTTAAACGCAGTTCTCTTGCGTGTCTTGCCTCTGTTAAATCAATAAAATCATCGAGATAGCTCGTTAAATCTGTTCTGTTCAGATAGTTGGCTACTGCTGTTTTTAAGTTTGAATACGAATCTAGTGCCATTATACATTTCCTTGCCAAATACGAAACGCCCTGTTGTCAGGATCATTCATCCATTTCTTAAATCGTTTCTTGTCCTTGATAGCTCCGTGAGGGTGCATGATTCCTTTCTTGGACAGTTGCTGAACAACCACCAATGGAATACTTGCTGCGTGATACCAATCCTTTTTCTTGTTGTGAAACTCTCCCAAGTTATGCTTAATCTTGTTTTCTTCTAAAACAGGTTGAACATCTTGCGTGGTTTCTATGTGTATCTTACCCTCACCTTCATCACTATGAACAGTAGTTTGAGTAACCCCTGTATTCTCAATAGGTAATTTTTTACTCACTATTCAGACATCTCCGTTACTGATATTTGTCCTGCTCCTGTTGCATACGCTGAAATGGTATCAGAAGGACTGACTTTGATTGTTATATCTCCATCAGCACTTACTAACATGCCATCTTTGCTTGCTGCGGTTCCCTCTACTTTGAAGTAACAATCAACAGTTGTTGAAATATTCACAACATTGATTTCCGCACTAATTGCAGTCGTTAAAACACCCGCACCAGAATGGTCCTGAACAGTATATTTAATTGGTCTATAATAATATACTCTTGCCATAGTAAACCTATCTTCTAATTACATAAGTAACATCAACTGTGGTTGCTCCACTTTGTTCACCGTTACTTCTTAATTTAATTGCATCACCTGCTGCATATTCTACTGAACCACCTAATGATAAAGCTACGCCAGATTCATCGGGTGTAGCATCAGCTAAAGTTGCATCCACTCCTGAATCTGATCCATTTTTGTAAATATCAAATGTTGTAGTTGCATCAATCAGAGTGTGAACATGCATATAAATAGCTTGTAAAGTTCCTCCGTCAGGAATTACTGTATCAGTATTTTCAGTATCAACTGTGTGAATTGTAGCGATAATACCACCTGGTAAAAAATAATCGTTTAATGTTCTCATAATATATCCTTTAAATGTTCCGCTCTATTCCTTGCTTTGAGCTTCATTGTTAGAAATAAAGGGGGAATAATAATCAAGGTTATCCCCCCTTCAGTAATCTTAATTCTTATTAAAATTAAGAAGATGTTAAATCTGCAACAATACCTGATGCTGCTTCGTTGCGTGATACAAGACCACCTTCAACTAATAAGAGCATGTGAGTATTATCGCCAGTTTTTGCTAGTTCGTGAGTTTGGAAATTTCTCAAGAAATTGTAACCCCAGTATTCACTATCAAGAACAAATGCCGATCTATTCGACATGAACCTGTTAGGAACAACTGACATTTCTCCAAAATCTGAAACATAGACATCAACTGCCGCTATTACTGTTTTAGCAGGAACATCACGAATTGCCGTGCTGTTGCCTGTGAAAGTAGAAAGTTGTTGCTTGTTGAATGCACCAACCATGATAACATCAGGGTTTCCGCCAGAATCATAAGCCGCTTTAATAACTGCTTTTAATTGTGATTCAGCGAAAGCTCTTTGTGTACCATTAGTTCTGGAATCGGAACCATCTCCTGTTGGAGCTGCTCCGCCCGTACCTACACTTTGGTTAGTTGCGATCCAAGTCATCACTCCGCCAGTTCTTCTGGCTACGGAAGATGAACCTACCGCTTTAGCTGTGTTAGTTGATGTTAGTGCAAATTCTACATCTCTCTTTAACTCCTTCGCATTTTTCGCAAGAAGATACGCTAATTCCGTAGTTCTTCCTGCTGCGTCTACTGCATCATCCGTACCTGTTACGATAAAGTTTTTTGCAGAGATTTGCGTGTAGTTATTTAACTCGGTTGTAGCAGTGCTAGCCGCACCCGTATAATCATCACCTTCAATTTTAAGGTTATCTGCTGCCGCAGCAAGTGAATCAGTTAACCATTTGAATTGAGTATTATGGGCTTTGCCTTTACCGCACATCGAGAAAAATGGAGTTTCCGTAGGAGAGATGTTGTAAATGATATTCGCTAAATCCTCACGGATTCCCGACATATCGTAAGTATCAAAAGTTCCACCTGGTTGTGACATTTGATTTTCCTCCTATGTGTTTATTTTTGTGAAGCCTCCAACCATGCTTTCATCGCATCTTTAGTCGCCTGGTTATTACCCCTGTTACTAAATTTGCGTTGTTGGTGTAAGGCCTTGTCCATAGGTCTCATTTCACTTTCATCTACATTTTGAGATCGGCTCGTACTTGCAACCTTGGGAACCTTCCTCACTTTCTTTCCCTCTAACTTTGCTGTGCGTAATTGGTCCATTCGCATGGCATCATACGCCATCAGTACAGTTCGGTGGTCGGTAAGTGCGTTCAGTTCTTGGTCGCCAAAACCTTTGTTTTTCAAGAAATTCGTTAAGTCCCTTCTGGTTTTTTCCCCTTTAACGGGATCACCAAAAATGGGTGCCTTCTCTGCTAATAATTCTTGTTCCTTTACAAGAACATTCTGAAGTTTTTGCTGATAGACTTCTTCGTTCTTACGCTTTTCTGATTCTAACTCGGTTTTAATTTTTGATTGAGCGTCCCTCTGTTTTGATATTTGAGCTTGCCTGCGAACATACTCGGCTGGGTCCTCATTGTAAATGCGATCCAATTCCGCCTCGTCCACTTTCGGCTCTACCATTTGAGATGAAAGTTCATTTAACCGTTGAACATATTTTTCTCTCTCTTGATTTGCCACATTCATCTGATCCATTATCTTCAATCGTTCATCCTCAACGGATTTACGATCTTCGGATAATCTTGCAGATTTTTGTCGGTAATCAGAATCTTTGGAGTAACCTTTCATCAGTTCATCGAGGGTAACTTTATGGTTCTTGCCATTGACTTTGACATTATAAAGTTCCTCGTCCTGGTGAGTATCGGTGTCCTCTGATACTAAATCCAAATCGTCAGGTTTTAATTCCTGTGGGTCAACACTTTTCGTTTCTTCTTTGGGTGGTGATCCCTGCTCCTCGTTCCCTGTGGCCTTGGAATTATCCAAAAGGTTGACGAGAGCTTCTTCTGCTTGAAATTGATTCAATGCAGATTCCTTTGCAGGCGTGTCTGCCATTGTTCTCTCCTTTAATTTTAATTAAAATTAATGATACAAAGTATCTTTGTGCTCTTTAGATAATTGCTTGTTCGCCAATTTTCCTGTTTCTGCAACAGAAGTAATTTCGTTGACAATCATATCTAAAGCCTTTGAGAGTGTATAAAGCCACTCTCGTGCTTCCGAATCACGCATAGGCGAATTTTTCCATTCAAGGTCAATCGCCTGACGGATTCTTTTCACCGCATTGGTGAAAATCTCATCCTCTAAAAATCTTTTAGCTTGTATTCCTTTTGACTTTTCTTTATCTAAACCCATTAACGCCCTTTAGTAAATTGACCTTTTTTTGGATCATAACTCTCTTTAAATCGAGAGATATTTTTTACTATTCTTTCTTGTTGTTTATTCAATTCTTTATCACTCATAGTTTTAGTTTTTTTAGTATCTTTTTGTTTTGGTTGAGATTTAACTCGAACATGTTGATCTGTTGTCATATCCCTAGTTGATTCTGTTGTGCTTCTAATTTTTTTAAGACCTTCTTCAACTTTCTTATCAGAAGCCTTGATGTCTTTCCAAGCCTCCTTTAAATCATTTTTTTGTGTTGATGTAAGGTTCACACTATCTTTTACTTTATCATACCATTCCTGGTCGAATTTAGATGGAATGGACTTGTTGGCTTTTGCTGCCGCCTTGATGGTTTCAATCGCATCATCCATTGAACCAAAGGCTGCCTTTTGTCCGCTTGCCGTTACAAACTTATTATCAGTAGGATCGTAGTATCCTCCTTTGCTTGTGTAATACACAACTTCCTGTTCTCCTGTACCCGTCATAGTTGGGGCATATTGATTGATAGTTTTCTGAACAGATTTGAAAGTGCCAGGTATTTTAATTGGTTTTGAAGTAAATCTTTCACTAATTTCAGTTTCCGTTAATCCTTGTTTTAATATATCATTATAAAATTGGGCTTTTTGATCCAACACTCTAAACTGTGGGGAGTGCATCGCAAAGGATAAACTGTCAGCAGTTCCGCTTCCCTGTAACATTCCCTTTTGATTGAGTGAATCGAGGAACCAATCATATTTCTTGTCATTCATTATTTGGGCTGGACCAGAAATCATATTTCCATATATTCCTAACTTACCTGCATCAACTTGCATAGAACCCATTAATCTTCCATCTTCATCAATATAACCTTTTGATTGTCCAAATGCCATCAACTCCTGTTCCGTCATTTGGTTCATTGGCTTGTTGCTTGGATAGGTGTAAATATCCTGGGTAAAGTCATCGCTGGTGAAATCACCATAAGGTGTGGATACGGTATCTCGAACATCGGAGCTATAATCAATTTCTCCTCCGCCTCCGCCACCGCCTCCGTTTGGTGGTGGTTCAGTTGTAATAGGGTCAACACCAGGAGCTTGTGGTACTACTCCGTATTGGGGATAATTCAAATTCGGATTGGGTTGAACCTTATAAGGAAATTGATTAAAGGTATTAAAACCAGTATCATATCCCTTAATTTGATCTTCGGTTAAACCTTGGGATAATAAAGTATTATAGTTTGGCAGGGAATAATTGTAATTATATAAACCCATTCCTCCTTGGTTAATGCCTAATAAATTTTGTAAATAAGGATTCTGTGCCATTATCGTCCACCATTGGTTTTAATCAAGGCTGTTTCAATTTCAGCAGCTTTACGCAATTCGGTTGAATCTATTTTCTCCGCCTCTATTTTCAGTTTTGCCTGTAGTTCTAAAATCTTCACTTGCATGTCCACCATCATTTCCTCTCGCTTCTGTTGGAGAGTAGCGATTGTTTTTTCCTTCTCTGCCTGTATCTCCGCCATCGCTGTTTGGATTAACGGATCAGGTTGTGGAGGAGGTGGAGGTGGTGCTGTTTCGGGATCGACAAAGAATGGTTCGGCTGATTTGAAACCAGCGTTAATAACCAACTTCTCTAAAGTGTTGTAGATTTTTTGGTCATCCACCAAGCGACCATATCCGCCTTGTTGAATTAATGTTTTCTGTATGTTTAAAATTTGTGAAAGTAATGCAACACGCTGATCGGTATTTCCCGTTCCTAGACCAACTTGAATGGATACATCCATGTCATAGTTTTGCCAGTCTTTTGGATTCATTTTGTAGAACTGGTTGCGAAGCCTGATTGTTCTTTCCTCATCCTGGTATTTTGTTACCAAGTGCATGATGCTGCGGAACATATCCTTCACGCCCGTTTCAGCAAAGATACGAGCTATCAATTCAATTCGTTGTGTCGCTGCGTTGACTAAAGCATTTACGCCTGTGGCAGTAGTGTGTGATTTTTGTATCACATTTGGATCGGCTCCCATTTGGGATCGGGAGATTCCTGTTCGTGCCTCTTTCAGTTGGTCAATTTTTTCCAACATGGCAAGACCTTCATTCAAGAAACTAGGAGTTGCCAAAGGTGTTACCGCTCCAGGTCCTTTCACTCGGATAATTCCGCCAGGCCGTGATGTGATTAAGTCATCTAAATTCACTTGTCCATCAATAACGACATTCCTTGCATTGTTCTGCAAGTACATGTTGTCCATTGTTTGTCGCAGGACAGTTGATTTGATAAGTTGTAAATCCATGACCAAATCCGCCACACTCATTCCAAAGAATAGGTGGGGCATAGGAATTGGTGTTACCATGGAAAATGGAATGTCATCTATGGGTTCGTTATCCAGTATGTGATTTCTATTGCCAGCCATCGTAATTTTACGAAGCTGTGCTTTTCCGTTTCCGTTGTAATCTAACCGAGCGTAACATTCCATTAGTTCGATGTAATCCGTTGACTTGTCAATGGATTGAAATTCTATTGCGGGATCGGCTGTTTCGTACAGCTCCCTTGTTGTGTGTTCCTGATTGTAAAAACTGTTTGTATAAGTTGGAAGTTTACTGACTACTTTTTTGGAATAGCCCATGTTTAGCAGTTGTGTTCTTGTTCTGAACAGTCGGTGGGCAAAGAACTGGGCATCCTGAATGTTGATCGCATTACGGGCAACATAAACATCCTCTGGTGCAACGCTGTCAACTTTTACTCGACCAATCTTCTTTGTTCGTGTAATCTTAACATCGTGAATATATTCCACGCCTATGTCTGTTTCTACTTCCTGCTCGTCATGTTCGTCTATACTCACTTCATCATCAATTAATAAAGTTTGGTATTCTACTTCCGTGAGTTCCTTGTATTCTTCTTCAACCTTTTTTTCTTCCTCCAGCCAGAAATGTTTGACGAAACCATTTTTCTGCAAGAGGGCATCCTTGAATAAATTGTAGAGAATGAGAAAACCTGGATTGTCTTTCATAAAGACATAGTTTACATAATCGGTGCATTGGTCTGCAACCTGCTGATCCTCTGGTCCCTTGGGTTCAAATCTTACGATCTGTTCTCCTGCGGTAAAAATGCGTAGGAGTGACGGCAATATGCTCTCAATTACCTCCAATACATCTTGTGATACTACCTGTGATCGGCCTTCAACTTCATTACCATAAGGTTCTCCCAGGTAATATTTAAAGGCAGCTCTGCGTTCCTGCGGAATCTTTCCTGATAAATACCCTAGAGATTGTTCAAGCTGTTGACCGAGCAAAGCGAGTATCTCTGAATCTCGCATTTTTGCCATGATTTATTAAGCTTTTCCCCAGTTTTTAGGGTGTATCCTATCTGGATCAAATAGTTTTCCACGGGTAAGATTTTTTGTTGTCGCCCAAACCTTTGGTTCGCTTGGAACGGCTGTAGATTTGCCTTTGTCATTCGGCTGTGCTGCTGCATCGAGCCTGTTGATTTCGGCATCATACCCAGCAACCCTGTATTCGCTTCGTACAGAGCCTTTTCCAAAACTCAATTTGCCATGGTATTTTTTTCCGTTTGAAGTTCCCATTATTTCTCCCATCTAATTATAAGGGGCTGACCATCAGCTCCCACAATTTCCTGTTGGTTTTTATCACCATACACTTTTGGCACTAATTTACTAGCCGACCAATGTGCATCGTGCATCAGTAATTTTAAAGCATGGGTTTCTTCCAACCCTACTTTTCCTTTTCCCTCTTTTGACCGTTCATAGGTATCAAGGGCTTTTTTCCTGTTATCGGATAAAATATATTCTATGCCTTCCATCTTCGCTTGGCTGTAGCGTGCCTGAAAGCCTTCCTTTGTCTTGAACCAGTCCCTGACTGTTTTCCAACAAGGCATACCTTTCTCGGAAGTAATGGTGCGAATAGCTTCACCTGAAGCGAGCCTGTCGCATATATGTTCCTCTAGTTCCTTTGTATGTATTTCTGGTCGTCCTGCTGTCATTAAACTATTCCCATCTTTGGATATTTTATGTTGCTAGCAAAGTTGGTTGATTGATTCAATCCAACGGCTAGATACCGAAACGCATCCGAGCCATGCGAGGCCCAGGTGTGTTTGGGTTTATTTTGTATGTGTCCTGTTCTGTCGTTTCGTTCCCATGAATATTGTCGCAGGGCTTCCAAGCCCAGTTTGCATTTTTCTTTGTCAAACCAGCAACGAGGCAGAATCATGCGTGCTGCATTAATCCCGTCCTCAATCAAGAGCTTGGGAACAATGGTGAAATATAATCCTAAATTATTGGCTATTTCCACTCTGCTTTGTCCTGATCCTAATTCCCTTACTTTGAGGTCATGGGGGCCAAAATGATTCTCATATTTAAAATCCTTGCTTGCCAGGTACTTAACATAATGTTCTAAACTTCGACCTGAATTTTCATAATATTCAATCAAATGAATACGGTTGCCGACATTCTGGGAAAACCAGATGGCGGTTGCATCTCCTATGCCAAGGTCCCAATGCGTGTTCACTTGGTACTGGGGATCGTATTCTATTTTCGTTATCTGTCCCTTCTCCGTAATCTCGGAGATCGCTCGGGTATATATTCCCCCTAATACCCCTGCATCGAAGGAACATTCAAATTCCTGTTCGTATTGCTCTGGGGACATGAGGGCTTTTGAGGCTTCGAGTTCCTCTGCGTCTATAATTTTTGTATCACTCGCCTTGAATACAGAGGAATACCAGTCCTTTGAGTTTCTTGCGTTCTCAAAAAGGTCAAAAAAAGCGTTATGCCCTGCTGGAGTGCCAATCGCTATCAGCCAACCTTTCCTGTCGGACAAGGCAGGTCGCAAGACCTCCCATATCGCAGGGGGCATCATCGCAATTTCATCAACAACGATGCCATCAAATCTCATTCCTCGTAGATTCTGGTAGGCATCCGCTCCAAAGCATTGGATTCTTCTCTTGCCAGGAAGATCCACCCTTAATTCTGTTTCATGATAATGAACATTGGGGATGGTTCCTGTATATTCCATCAAATAGCTCCAGGCGGTCTGTTTCGCCATCCTGTAGGTAGGGGCTATATACCCATACTTGGGGCTAGAGAGGGTGTTGGTCATACATTTTCGGATCAGTTCGTTGAGAACAAGGCAGGTTTTTCCAAACCTCCTGTGTGCCACCAGAACATTCCACCTTTTCAGGTTGTCATGTATGATCTTTTGATGTTCCCTCGGCTTATACGGTATCGTTATCTTCATTACTTTTATGCTCGAACAGAACTTGGTCCGCTAAAGCCGTTGAACCCCTTTTTTTCCTGTGCTGATAGCCACCCTTGTTATTCGGACCTATCCTGCTGTCCTGCTGTGTCGGCGTTCTCCACATTGAGGGTTTGGATAATTGATTGCCCGATGTAGAACGGGATTTGAGGGACGAGGCTGTTTCCGAGTGCTTTAAGTCTGTCCACCCTGTGGGGTATCCCATGAGCCACTCGACCCACATCGGGTTCAACGCTCCACCACCCTTGATCCATTGATCCTTGTCGCTCCTCGCCACTTTCTGTGGCAGTAAATTCCGATCCGAATTGACCACGGCTTTTCCACTGTCCTTCCAGTCCCTCGCTGTGGGTGTCGGCCATGTCCTGTGGGGCTTCTCGCTTCGGCTGTCCGTTACGGCTGCCGTCAAACTCCATCCGTGCGTTCCCTTTACCATGCTCGGAGCTGGCTGTTCGTAATACGCCATCCTTGGTGTCGCTCTCGGTGTTGGCCACATCGTTATCATTTCTGAAAGATAGCCCGTTTTCCTTCCCGTTGCCGCCCTGCTTGGCCTCATGTGTTTTCTCACTATGTGATCCATGTTTGTCGGAGTGGGCAATAATCCAGATTCTTTCCCTTTGGTGGTTGGCACCGATGCTCGAAGCTGAAATACTAAATGTCCTTGTGGCGTAACCTTCACCTTCCAGGTCCTCGATAACGGAGTCCAGACCGAGTTTAATGTGTCCAGCAACATTCTCTCCAATGACCCAAGTGGGCCTTGATTCCTTGATAATTCTAAACATTTCTGGCCAGAGGTGTCTTGGATCTTCAACACCCTTTTGCTTTCCCGCAACCGAGAAAGGCTGGCAGGGATAGCCACCCGTGATAATGTCAACTGTTCCAATGTCCGTTCCCTTCAATTTTTTTATATCCCCATATATGGGTACATCTGGCCAATGCTTCTTCAGCACCTTCTGGCAGTACGGATCTATTTCGCAAAAGGCGGATGTTTCAAATCCCCCCGTTCTTTCCAGTCCGAGGGAGAAACCCCCTATGCCAGAAAAAAGATCAAGATGATTGAGTATCACTATTCCTGTTCAACACTCTCCAAATACTTGCCACTTCCCTTTCCTTGACGACTCCCCGTCCACTGTCACTATTAGTCGGAGCTTCAGGTTCATCCAGTCCCAGGATATGGGTTGCGAAATGATTCTTGAAATTGTTGTATTTTGTTGTTCTTGGGTTTGCCCTTTTCTTGTCTGGAATTACCTTTGACCTGAATTTAGGTGTCCTTAAATTCCTTGCGACTGGGTTAGATTTTCTCATCTAGGCCCCGCAGCTCGGACAGTCATCTGGACATTTGCAGTCCTCTTTTGATTCCGCTCCGCATACCGTGCATTTTTCTTCCATCTTCTCCTCCAATTTAAAATCTGGTTCAAACTCCACCGTTTTCTCCCGCATGAAACTCTCAAAAGAGTTATCATTCAGTCCCAAAAGTAAGTTCATTAAATTTGTCATAAAACCTTTATATCAAGTGCCTGCACTCGTTTATTCCTTTAGGGGTACAAAACCACCAAAGTTCCCTATTTGTTCTTCTACACCTAAATTAGAGCTAAATAAAGCTATAATATGGGTGGGGGTAGTTATTGTGTGGGTAGTGATAAATAGATTAAAGCTCGATGGGGGTGTTCCCCTTTTGTTCTAGTCTATTCTTCTTCCAATACTTATGATTACTTCTTAAACATGAATACAATACAATTAAATATAAATATTTAGAACTATTCTAATAAATAAATAATAATAAGCTTCCATTTACTTAACTTTTATGTTTTTTTTCTTTTTATATTGGCTTTGTGTTAGTTAATAGTAAAAAAAAGTTACTTCAGTACCAACTAACTAACCTACTCTAACAACCTGGCAACCTAGAACCTTATTAAATAATACAATATTATTATATTAAATGTATTGACTTAATAGAATATTATTATACTTATTAGATATTAATTAACTATTGGAGTTATTATGGAAACTTTAGAATATAATAAACATAATGAATTAGTTTGTAATCATTCAAGGAAACTTGCTATTGCAACCCTAGTGAATGAAACTTTTTTTAATTCTAGTTCTTACTTGTTAAATTATACTAA